GTGTCTCCACCAAGATATGGAACTACATATGTAGTCATCAACTTGTTTAAGTCTTGGTACCCCAAAATAGCGTCTACTAGTTCATCTTTATTTCGGTAGAATTCAAGAGCATCTGCTGATACTGAGTAATGATTAATAGTTAGTTTGTTTGGGTTAGAGGAGGCAACTTCTTGGCCCTTTGTTGTTAGGGCGACTTTAATCTTGAGATTTGGCTTTATCCCACGACCACCCTCTTCTTTAGGGGAGAATAGAAGTTTCTGCTTTTCTTGAACGGAGTTCATCGAAAACGCTTTACCAGCCAACTTGTACGCTTTGCCTTTGGCTAAGTCTAGGTCAATCTCAATGCGCTTCTGCAGTTTCTTCATCTCTTCAACATCGATAGTTGCACCAGTCAACTCCATGTCGCACAAAGCAGCAACTACATCCATCTCTAAATGCCACACTCGCTGTAGCGACCCAGTTAACTTTGGCGCTAATGATTTGTACAATAACCAGGTGGCTTCAGCATCTAGTGCCGAGTAGTTAGCGACATCAGTAAACGAGTGGACCTCTACCTGCGCTCCTACACCCTTCTCAACATGCAACTTCAACTCACGCTTGGCGCAGTCTGCAAGACCCAAAGAATTCTTTGTTCTGTTATCAATTATGAATGAAGCCATCAACGTATCAAAGAATGGCTTACTTGGTACTACGCCCCTAAAGTATTTAGCAACAGACTTTAAATCAAACTTTACATTGTGACCAATCTTTAACTTATCACTAAAGAACAACGGCTTTAAGGCAGTGAATACTACACCTGGAAGTAGTTGTGCTGGTGGTTCACCAAACACTGGTGTCCATCTGGCTTGGTTCTTTGAGTAGTCAGCATCAGTCAATACCTTGCCAGCAGCGGCCTTGCGTTCACCGCTAAGAAGTAGTTCTTTATCCCAACGAACAAACTCACCGTTTGGGTGTCCCATAGGAATTACATCTACACGGCCTTCTGTTGCTAATGAGATCCACAATACGTCATTAACCTTGGGTTGAATCCTATTCTCGCCAACGGTTTCTACGTCAAATGCAAAGGCGTCTACCTCGGAGTAAAACTCAACAAGGTCTTCTAATTGTTCTTTTGTTGTTATTATGTTCATAAAATCCCCTCAGATCGATTAGTGAAAAGGAGCCTGTGACATGGAGGTGAACAGGCTCCTTCTCTATGGAAGTGTAACTTACGCTACAGAACGAGCAACCTCTAGCATTTCGGAGCGAGGGGTCTCACGAATTACATCTGCTGTGAAGGGAACAGCGGCTGCTACAAGTTTTTGAACGTCTTCGACGTTCATCTTCCATTCCTCTTCTAGGTCACGTGCACGAACAATGTTGAAGTTATACGACGTTGTTGGTCCAGTTCCTAGACGAGAAATCTCCCAGAACTCTCGTGAGAGAGGTCCTTTGCGATCATCTTCATTGATCTTACGAAGTTGACGGATCAGTGTTGGTGGTGCGGTTAGAATTTGTACTCCAGTGACATCGCCACTTAGAACTACAATATTGAATGCAAACTTGCCACGAGGCTTGTCACCAAGCACATCGCATAGTGGGCAGGTATCACCGATGCAAACAAAGGACTTCTTACCCTTAGGGCGTTCAATCCAGTGTTGCTCGTATACAGCGAATGGCTCATCTTCCATAAACTTGATGAGTTGTGGTTCTTCCGTAAAACGGAAATCGGTAGGAAAATCTCCTACAGGAGAAGACATGTGGTCATCGACCGCATCCCAACCCTTTTGTACAGTGGTTCCAACCTTAGGCTGGATGTCTTCACTATCTTCTTCAAGATAGTCTGCGGCTTCAACCGCTGGTTTTGTTATTGTCATTTTGGTTTATTGGTCTTTTCGGTAATGAGGCACGGGGTATTCTGTATCACAGTACAGTTTTAATAGTCACTGGCTCTCGGATTGGGTAATTAATTTCCAACGCTTAACAAGTGCGTCAGTAAGATCATCGTGTTGATTCCACTCAACACGGGCCGATCCTAACAGTCCTCGATGAGTAAACTCTTCGACGGCTGACTCTATGAGTGCTCTGGTATACACCCGATTTCCTCCAGTCTTTTGACCTTTTACGGTCTTAGCCCGAAGTCGATACGGTGCACGTGGTATGTAACCTTTGCGCTCCCATAGGCGAACAGTAACAATTGTCTTCTCCAATGCCTGTGCTAACGCACTGATTGTGAATACCTCTGTTTCCTTTCCACCTAATGTTTTAATGACTGGGTTTGAATCCCAACCATTATTCTCACCGCTTTTACGGCGAGAAACCTTTGGGTCTGGTTCTTTGCGTTTCCTCTTGGATCCAGGAAGGTATTCGAGATCAGCGAATGCTTCCAAGATCTCGTCATCTCCACGCAAACCAGGCATTGCTTTATTCCTTACTTAGAAAAACGGTTTAATGTCAACTTACAGAGGGTTGTGCCATCAAACGCTGCACGCCAACTGTGGTGAATGCCCCTTTGATCTACGCAAACATACTTCTTTAAATCAGGAAGCGTATCTGCATGTGCTGGGACGACGGATGCTGCGGTTATTGCAAGTACTGCTATTAATGACTTCATCATTTTCCTTATCTCTTGTTCATTACTAGTGCCCACACAATTGTTTGCGGGTACATCTCGTCTACTTCTTCTTCAGTTAGTTTTCCTTCATAAAGTGCAGCCATTAATGCATCTTCATCTACGATCCGCACTGTCTTGTAGAGTTCTTCTTCAAGATTTTTTTCTGAGATCAATTGTTCAGCAACACCCGCATCAATCTTGCGAGAAACACGGCGTTGTTTCATTACGCTGGTGTAACCTTCAATATCTTTTTCAAATGGAAGAATTAAATTGCCCTTGTCATCAACTTCACCAGACTCTTCAATGTGAGAGAACAACTTCTCTCTTAATTCTTTAATTTGTTTTTCTAGGTATTCAGTTTGCTTCTTTAAGAATGCATACTCTTTTGCTTGAACCTCAATGGCGTTCTCATCAAGGTTGCGGATTGCTGTTTCTTTTACTCGTGCCATTTTGACCCCCTATGGTCTTGCTTTCTGAAGGAAACTTATCAGACTACCTACTGTCAAGTCAATTCCACCCTTGGCATTGATCCCCTGACCGTCCATAACTGCATCCGCCAAGGCACTCTTCTGTTGAAGCATATCGTGTTGACGTTCTTCTATAGAGTTTTCAACGACCATGTCTTGAATCGTTATGGTAGGCCATCGGCTGGATGCCCTTTTAATGCGCCCATTTCTCTGTACGGCTAACCCTGCACTCCAAGGAAGGTCATAATTGACGAGGAGGTTAGCATTAGGTAGATCAACACCATAACCTCCAGCGTCTGAAGAAATAAAGATACGACAATCAGGGTCTTTAAGGAATTTCTCTTTGCTTTTTTCTTTTTCTTTGGCATTCATGCTCCCTGTGTATAGTGTTCCGCCTAATTCTTTTTGAATCCTATCAAGCATTCCTACCCAAGAGGTAAAGATAACTACCTTTGCTTCTGGGTCTGTATTTAAATGATCTATTACGTATGTTTTCAATGCTTCTAATTTTGGCGCTTTAAATTTACCTGAAAGCAGATCTCTATCCTTTAAACTAGCAACATATGCACTGCCTGCGCCGTTTTCTTCTTCAAATTTTTTTGCTGAGTCCACTAATAACCCTGGATGATCACATAACATTCTTAAGGCGGTAATCTTGCTCATGATAGATCCACGCAACATGTCTGCTGGACTGCCTGGTTTATGCTCCATACCGTAGTGGGCAAACAATGAGAATCCTGGTCCCAATAACTGAGATGCCTCTATTAACTCTTGGCTTAGTTCTTCTGCTATGAAGTTGTATAGGTGTGATGAATCTTTACTGAAAGAAATAAGTAATGGGTCACGGTAAATTGTATCGGGCAAATAAGGCGCTACATCTGGGTCAGTCTGAATCTTACGAACAGATACCTGCTTCATTTTCTCGTGAAAGATGGGTAAGTTTCTATAGCGTTGGACTCCGCCAAAATGATTTCGAACAATAAATGTCTGATCAAACAAATCAAAACGACCAAGTAGTGATGGATCTACAAACTGCATGATGCTATAAACCTCTTCTGGACGACCATTTTCTATAGGTGTTCCTGTAAGCGCAAACCTAATAGGAACGCTTCTAGCCAACTCTTTTACCTTCTTAGAACGCTTAGACCTAAATCCTTTGATGGCAGTGGCTTCATCACAGACTACTGCCCCAATCTTTAATTCCTTAATTAAATCCCAATCGTTAACTATCTGCTCGTAGTTACAGATAATGTAGTTTTTATTAGCACCTTCTGCATACTGCTTTGTTCGTGCAGTCTTGCTTCCATCTATTACTTGAGTGGTGGAATCGGAAAACTTCTTTATCTCTTTTTCCCATTGATACTTAAGGCTTGATAAGCACACAACTAATACGGGGTTAGTTATCTCACCGCTATCTTTTAGTTCTTCTACAGCCGCAATGGTCATACATGTCTTACCTAGACCCATTTCGTATGCGACTAACATCTTCTTCCTATCAACCATCTTGGCTACTGCCTCTGGTTGATATGGTTTGAGTTTTCCTTTAAACATTATCTATGGGGGGTAGGAGCGGTAGCCAAATTTCCACACAGGGCACACTCCATGTCCATCATGTATAGAGAGATTTCTCCATCTTCAAACATGGCTTTGACATTCCACAAAGTGGAACCACACACACAAACATGAAGTGGTCTATCTTTGTCTCTTAGATCTATCACAGGTAAGCCGCCTTACCTAACACAGATGTCTTTGCAGTTTCAATGCCTTGATGGATCTCATTGATCGTCATATCTCCTGGATCTTTGACATTAATTCCTTTATAATTAAAGTACGACAGATCTATCCCATACTTTCTAGAGAACCCATGCATCTGTTCATTGGCTTTTCTACCTGCATCATCATTATCAAATGCAGCAATCACCTTATCTGCAGTACGAATTATCTTTGCTTGATCTTCACTTAAGATTGCACCATATGTTGATATGGCCCCTTCTACTCCTGCTGCTGCAAGTCTTACAACATCTAGCGGTGACTCTACAACTACCAAAATATCTTTAGCCATAACTTCAACGCCAAAAACAGTTTTGGATTTCTTAACGCCTGCTGGTTGATTTTTGAAGAACCTACCGCTTGCTCCCTTTTCCTGCCAGCCCCACAAAGAAAAGTCATCTGGATTTCTAATAGGTAAGATCCACGCATTGTTCTTTGGATCCCATAAAACTCCGTGATGCTTTGCAGCCTTTGTTGTTAGGAATCTCTTCTTCAATTCATTTACTGGAGGGTCTGTGAACACCGCAAGGCGAGCCTCTGACATGCCTATTGGGTCACTAGCAGGAACATACTCAGGTAATTCTTTGATGCGCTTTATTAATGAGTCAAGAGGTACCTCTGCTTGTTCGTTTATAAAATCTTTGGCATCAAAATAATCCATGCCCTTTAGATCTGCGACTAGTGTGTAGATGTTTCCCTTGTAACCACAGGAGAAACAAATATGTGCACCAGTTTCGCCATTGATCCACCAAGAAGGATTGTGATCTTCTTTTCCAGTACGAGCCTTGTGCATTGGGCAGAACCCCTGCACCTCGTCACCACGCTGTGCTGTAAGCGGAATGTCTAAGTTAAGAAGAACCTTTTCAATATCTATCATCTAGTCATCCAATTAGAACAGAACTGACACTTAGTCATCTCCGACTCGTCGTGGAAGCAGCCTGTGTCCCAACGCCATGTGATTGCTGTTTCACTTGGTGGGCAGTTACGGGACTGAACAATCTTCAACAATCTAATCTCTTCATCTTCCTCTACAGGCTCTAGACCCAGAATCACATCAGAGTCTTGGAAGAAGGAAGATGAGTAGCCGATTGAATCTGCAGTAACTTTTCCTGCTCGCATCTTCCATAACAAAGTTTGTGTGGTTATAACTATTGGCTTGTTAATTCGTTGGGCTAAACGCTTCAT